GTTTTGTTCTAGGTAAATACCGTCGTTTACCCCGAAGTATCCTACACGCTGTCGTAAGTTTGATTGTGAAGCGGCCATGACAAACGTCATTACAGCTAGTAGGCTCTTCCCCGGTTGGTACGGAAACACGCGCTTTGTTTCTCGTACAACCTCATCGCTAGAAGCTGTAGTTACAGTCATTGCTACGGAACTTTCATTCGCTAAGTGTGTAGCAGTTGCAGAACCAGTTGTGCTTGTATCAAATTGACCGTCAATACCAAAACGATTCTGACTGTCAAACAACGTAAACGGTTGAGATGTTCTTAAACGACCAAACGCATCAATATTGCCACCACCAAACGTGACTACGTTTCCGTTACCGGAGCTAGTTAACCTAACAAGTTCTGGGTATGACGTAATCATGGTATTGTGGGTTTACCCCCGGCGGGTGTTGATCGGATTCTAAAGTATAAAATTCTTTATGTCAACACCCCGTAAGATGCTCACGTAAAGAAGGGGCCCGAAGGCCCCGACTTACTTAGGCGAAAGCTTCGCCAGTCTTAGTGCTGAGACCCAAAGGAGCCATGACAGCAACTACACGTACTTTACCGTCGAAAGCCGCAGTTGTAGCTTTCAAAAGGATTTCGTCAGCCGCAATGTACAGCTTACCGCCACCTACGGAGTTTAACTCCGCAGTTGCGCTGTCTGCATCAAGACTGTCGACGTAAGCAACAGCAGACTCAGAATCACCTAAGTCTAACTCGCCTGCGTTTCCAGAAGCGGTAATTAACTGAATACCTGCCGCGACAACGACAGTTTCAGCAGGAACTTGGAAAACATCAATTGTTTCGTTGATTCCCAAGTTAGTTGTAGAAAAGTCAAGAACTGCTTCTTGAACGTACGAGTTGGTACCTGCTGAAATATTTACAGCGTTACCAGTTACGGAATATGTTCCGGCCATTTTTTAGTCTCCCTTATGCGGCAGTTGCAACAACACCTTGTACGAGGGCTTCTGGACGTAAGACCTTGCGGCCGAATACGTGAAGACCACGAACGATGTCGCTGAATGTGTCAGTTGAACGGACAACTTCTGTCTTAGCGATGTGCGATGCAGTCGCTGTAGAAGACATGTGACCCGCAAGAACTACGAAGTCGTTTGTAGTGTCCTGTGAAGTGATAGTCACAACGTCAGTACCAGAGTTGTTGAGTGCAGTTGACTTGTAGCAAGCCATACCTGCAATGTTGCCCTGCATAACGAGACCGTTGCGTAGTGGTGAAGTTGCGTCGCCAGTTACCTGTACTTCTGCGAACTTAGCACCTGCACCAAACAATGCTTCGTAGAAAGCAGGAGGTGCAACGAAGAAACGGTTTTCTTCTGGGATAGACTGGTCGTCTAAAGCACGGGCCATTGCCAACATCATGTTTACAGCAGTGTCACCTTTGGTTGCCGCTGTGTAGATGTTGATTGGAGCACCCGCAGTACCAAAGTCAGTGCCTGTGTTACCAGCACCGTCGACCATTGCTTGGAGGACGTTAGCATCGTACTTACGCTTCAGAGAGAACGCACCTGAAGATGTAGCCAACGCTTCAAAGTTAACGTGTGACTGACGCTCTTCGATGTCGTCGATCTTGAACGCGAAAGCATTCGCTTGGTCAACAACCATTGTGATCTGGTCGTCAGCGAGGTCTTGTGGATTTACCACAGCACCACGTGAGTATGAAGATACAGTGATTGTAGGTTCTTTGATGATGCGTACTGTGTCACCGAAGTTTTCGATTTCACCTGCATAATCAGTGTTTGTGATATCCTCTACGACAGAGGCACGACGGAAAAACTTCAGGACTTTCTGGGAAAAAATTTCCGGTGTAAAGTTACCTGAAGGCAGGTTGTTATAACCTGATGCGCTACCAAAAGCCATGTTATTACCCTTCCTTATTATATGAGATAGTTAGGTTGTTAAAGTTTATGCTCTATAATCAATCCGGCCTTCAGCACGTGCGGCATCGATTTCTTTTTCAATTTTCTCGAATTCCCACGGTTTTAACCGGCCGATTTCTGAAGCCTTCCAAACTTTTTTAGTTGGATCAGCTTCTTTTACGACATCTTTTGCTGTGGTTTTACGCACTGTTAATGCCGCGTCGACATCGCGAGCTTTCTTAGGCGTTTTACTAATGCCCATGTCCGCTTTGTATAAGTCAAGGACTCGGCTTGCCCATCGAACATCTGAGTTGTTTTTATAGATACCATCTGAAATGGTACTAGGTTGATCATCCAACCACGCTAAAAACTTTTCATCCGTTTTTAAAGCAGGAAAATCAGGGTGCTGATTTAGAAGTTGCTGATACGCCGCTTGAGTTTGTGCTTTTTGCTCACGGCCTTTAAGTACTTCTACTTCAGATTTCAGTTCCTTTAACCGATTTTCGGCTTGGATCGTGGAGATAGTTTCAACTACCTTATACACGTCGGGGTACTTTTCTTTAAACTCAACAAGTTCTTCTGGTGTCGTTGGTAGGTCAGCCTGTGGCACACCTTCCTCTGCTCCAACTTGTTGTGCGTTTTGAATTTGTTCCCTTTCTTGCTTCCACTCTTCAAGTTTTGAATCGTAGTGCCGCTTTAGATCGTCATACCGCTTTTTATAGTCGGTATTTGAACCTTCTGCTGGCTCTGCGAATGCTGTAGTATTTTCTTTTGCTTCTGGGGTAGCCTCTTCTTCGGAGGGGCCCTCTGCTTCTACTACTTCTTCGTCATCGTCCTTGTAGACTTCTTCACGGTACTTTCCACGATACAAATTATCGTCGTTTACTGTACCGAAGCTATCATTAGCTTTATTGGCGCGATGCCCTTTAGGTTTTGCCATTTTAGTCTCCTATCTCACGGGGCCTCATGGCTGAGGGTAGCCGTAGTGTGTTACACGGGGCCCACGGAATTGTGGGGTAGCCGTTTATAATTTAGTAGGATTTGGAGATAAATCCTTCAACTGGAGTTTCTGAAACAACGCGGGAGTTTAATAAGTCGCGTAGCGTTTCTGTCTCGTCCAGTTCTCTTGCTTTCGCAAAATCTTCTTCTGTGTACACCGGGTTCTGTTTTGGAACGTTATCCCCGGAGTGGTCTTTTAAAAACTTTTCGTAGTTGTCGAGTACACTTTGTACCTGCTCAGACTGGTCCGCTTCAATCCGATCCATAATGTAAGTACGGAAAGACGGGAAGTTCTGGTACATGTTTGCCGCATTCTGCGGAGTCATGTCGTCTATAACTAGGGGCTGTATTCCATCGGATTCCATTAACGTTGTGTCTCTTTGACTCTGAGTCTGTCCCATCTCGACGTTTGTCCGAGACATAACCTCAGGAGCTTTGTACTCTTCAATGTCTCGTAACAGTTTCTCGTACATTCGATGCACGTTAAACATGCCATTAACGCCATCACGAATTTCTCGAGCTTCAGCAAGTGCAGGGCCCATTTCTCCTGCTACACGACTTTCATAAAAAAATGAAGGGTCTTCATCGATTTGACGGAGCATCTCTTCGCGAGAGGAAATTCCTCCAGTTGCCATGCGGTTTCTTCTGTAAGCTTCAACGGTAGGACTGTACTCACCGCTACGATAGGCCGTTCCAAGTTTCTTTATGGTTTCGGCGTTTTTTGTAAATGAATCTGCTATATCCTGTACTAGACTTTGTTTTTCGTCTTTAGAATACAGGTCTTGGCTATCAACTACTTCTAACGCGTACTCAGCGGCATTTCTTGCTAGTTTTTCAACGCCTTCGTCTGTAGTAAAGTCAGGAACAAATTCTCGCCCAAATCCCTGTCTTTTAAATTGGTAGTCTAAGTACTCAATCGAACCAATGACTTTTTCCATATCGCCTTGGTGAAGTGCTCGATACAAATCGAGTGAAGTAACAGCAACTTCTTCTTGAGGTTTACCCGGTTCTCCAACAGGACGAGTTAAGGATTTAAACAAATCTGTAGCACGGTTTTTTAACTGTTGTACCGTGCTCTGTTCTAAATCTCTAGGCTGTGCTACGTGCCCAGATTCATGGTAGAGAAGAGGGGCGTCTTTTTCTTCACCGGGAAGTGTTATGATAGCATCTTTGTCCCCAACTCTACCCGTCTTTAATCCCCTTGCTGGATCAGGATCTTTTCCGCGTTCCCCGAGCATAATAAACATGTTATCTTCTGAACCGTACTGAACGCTCATATTGTAGGCCGCGTTTTCCAAAAGAAACCGATCTAACTTTTGTATAGGAGCAGGGCTCTTAGCTACATAATCATCAGTATAAAACTGAGATATGTTCATCCAATCCGCTAAGTCGTCTGTGTTTTTTCTGTTGATTTCAGCAAAACCTTCTGGGTCAGCCTCTTGTGCCTTTTTTAAAACCCGAGCCCGATTTTCTGGGCCTTCTACTGTCGCATAAGGCATCTCTTCAAATATAATACTCCCCGCTGTACCGCCCGGAGCCATCGCCATCCCTTCCGCAGGATTGACAGGCTGTTGGTCTAGAGCTTCGGCTTCGGGGCTTTGTCCGTTCTCTTCAATACGTTTCTCTGTTTCCCGTATACCGCGCCTGTTAATTTTTTCTAAGCGGTCGTAGCCAATGACTTGGGCAACTTGAGGAGGAATAAGAACCTCGCCTTTTGAGACGAGTAGAGAAATTTGAGAGTCAAGTCCTATTTTATCGATATTTTGAGCTTTGTCAACGCCTTGAGACTTGAGCTCTTGCATCGCTTCCAAGATCATGCGCTTTACGTCAGAACTGCCCATATACTCGACAGCGGCCGCGTTAAGAACGTAAGCACCTTCTTGAACCTCTACAGGGACATCGTCTGCAACCGTTTCAGCCTCACTCATTTGTTCTGGAGGGCCTCCGACAAATCCGACAGGTCCTGTTACAGGTTCTTGTTGTCCGTTTTGCTGTTCTCCCATTGGTCCACCTATTGCCGCCGCATATGTGTCATACATCGCCGTTGCAGAAGATGGTCCTTGAAAATATGAAAAAGGATTGGTGTTGTCTTGCGTTGTGTAAGAGTATTGAGGGCGTGACTGCATCAATGTACGTGCAGTTACCGGAGTTCTTGTTTGAGCGAGCATTTTGCGGGGATCAAAATCAACCGAATCATTTTCGGGCGGTTTCTTCTGGTTGTTTATGTCCATTTGCCGTTGTTGTTCTGGTGTAACTGCGTAGCTCTGGCTAATGTCCATATTTAACAGCGAGCCTTTTGAAACACCAAACTCTAAATCACCTAGCCCCGTTGTTGTCAATTCCCTTGTCCCAAACCTGTCAACGGTCAGGTTAGTCGGAGCCAGTGTGGCTAGTACATTTCCGACAAAATCTGTGCCTGAGTAGTCTTCTACAACCTCACCGACGTACCCCCGGGCAGGGTCAATACCATATTTGTTAATTGAAGAAGTTCCAAATTTAGACGAGACGTAATCACCCAGTTGGTTAGCGTAAGAAGGTTCAACGTAATCTGAGCGTATCCGATCTGCTAAGGGGGTATTACCAATTGCTTGAGCGTAAAAAGCGGCGTCATCTGCTCCGTAGCGACCTATACCAAACCCTCTTATCTCCCCAGTGCCTCCCATGACTGCTGTTTTACCGCCAGATAACGCGGCATCCAACTGCGTAAACATATTTGCGGCAACATCGAGGTCATCCATTAATTTGTCTTGATATCCGGCGTAGTTAAAGT